AGGGACAAGCCGTAAGAGGTGCAGATTATTGTATATCTGATAAATTATAGAAGAAGACATTTAAACAATATATTATTTTAAAAAACAATATATTATTTTAAAAAAACAATATATTATTTTTAAAAACAATATATTGAGGTAAATAAAATTTTAAAATCGCATAATAATATAATGGAAACATTTGATCTTATAAAACTAGTTGCCGGAGTTACCTTTGGTGGATTGATGATTATAACCGGAATAAATAATAAAGAACCCATTTATATGGTAATTTTATCAGTATGTGTTACGATGGGGTTAATATATGGTATAGGACAATTACCATATTCATTATTTATTTTTATGGTTTTAGGTATGATGATGTATACTTATACTCAATCTGCTTCTATTGAAGATACATTATTTAATGTATTATTAGTGGTAACAATTTGTATATTTTTAGGTATGTTTGGTGATACAGACTTTTTTAAACCATTTAGAGAATTTAAGTTGAAGGAAGGATTTTGGTTAAATCCTTCTGGGAAATATGATCATATAAGTCATTCTATGACAGCACGGCAATGTCAAAATACTTGTCAAACAAAATCTAATTGTAAATTTTCAGTATATCCTTGGCATGTTAATAGTGGAGGGAAAGGACATTGTTGGAATACAAAAGGTAAAGATAAAGATCAAACATTGCGAGGGAATAAACATTCAGGATGGGCGGCATGGCGTAATAAATATTATGTTCCTAAAAAAGTTCAAATCTCACCCTTTCATCTAAGATGGTATTCTCGATGGCCCCATTGCTCCTCTATCTCTTGCGGAGGAGGTACATTAAAAGAATTTAAAGAAAAATGTAGTGAAAATGCAAATTGTGATGGATTTAGTTGGAATAAAGGTAGAAATAGTGATAACAATAGAGGAAGGGGGTGTTTAAAATCTAATTGTAAGGCTTCTCAAGAAGGCAGAAGTGGATTTGGCTATGGAAGTCATGGATTTTGGTCTAAGGGACATGGAGGCAGAAAATGTGATGAAAAAGTACGCGGATGGAGACAACATGGTTATAGAGGATGTGCAAATACCACTATTTCAGGACGAAAATGTCAAAAATGGACAGTACAATGGCCACATAGACATAACGTTACAACTGGACGTTATAGAGGAAAAGGATTAGGAAATCATAATTATTGTAGAAATCCCGATAATGAACCTGGTGGTATATGGTGTTATACAAATGACAGACGAAAAAGATGGGAATACTGTAAACCCTTATGAAATATTTTTAGTATAAATTTTATTAAATAATCTATAAATTTATTTTATAGACTATTTATATCATGAAATATATCTTTTTAGCAATAGTTTTGTTCTGTATGACTATTTTATTATATATCCAATTATTTCATAAAAAATCTTTAAAAGAAGGATTAACATATCCTGAACAAGCAAAACATTTAAAAGATCAAGATAAATATTATAATTATCGTAAATTTCCTCAAATTGTAAAAGGAGGGGGGGATGAATCGAAGTTTGTTGATCTTAATTTAGATAAATCCGAATTATTAGAAAAAAATCCAACTGCAAATGTTCAAAAAACGGATATTAGCAAAAAAATAGAAAAGTGTAGAATTATTGATAAAAATAATGATTGTAGTTTAATGACAGAGAATGATTGTGGATATTGTTGGCATTCAGATAAAATTCAATATGGAGATGCAAGTGGACCTAAAGCGGATGTTTGTCCAAAAGGTGGATGGGTTGCCCCGGGAGACGGAGCATCCGAGAGATGTGCCAAAGCAAAAGAACAAGGAATTTGTAACACAATGATAGATTGCGGGGATGCTACTGGTGAGAAATCTATTTGTGGATGGTGTCCTCTCACCAATAGAGGTGTTCCTAAAAAAAGAGCATCTAATGGAAAAGGATGGGTTGCAAAGTATCCTGAAGATAAATGTGATTGGAAATCAAAGGTAAACGAAATTATGGGAGATTCGAGTGATTTTGTTGGAAAGTGTAAAGATTTAAAAACAAAATTACCTAGTCAATTTGGCAGTAGTCGCAAGTGGCATGATAAAGATGGTAAAAAATATAGTTGCGAAGAATATGCAAAGGGTAATAACTGTAAAAGTTGGGGAAACAAATTTACTTATCAAGGGTTAACTGGAAATCAAGCATGCTGTGTTTGCGACGGAGGTGAAAAAGGATTAGATTTTCCTGGCAATCTAATCGAACCAAATATGTGTGCGAAATTTAAACAAATGTTTCCATGTGTCGGTCCAAATATGTTTACAGGTCCTCATACACCAGCATGTTTATCAAACTTATGGAAAAAGAGTGGATGCACTGGAGATTTAAATCAACGTGTTACAGATCAACAGGATTATAATTGGTGGAATGAACATTCTTATGGCGATGCCGTACGAAATATGAAAGGATTTGTAAAAACTTCAAATACATCTGGTAATTACAATGAAGCCAATATAACAAACAAAAAATGCTTTGGAAGAAATGTTGACCCGTGTGAAGATAGATTTAGACCTAGACCTTTAGAATGTTCTAAGAAAATTTATCGTCAAGCAGGACTTCATAATAAAGGTAAGTTACAGCCTGACAATAAAAATACATGGCCCAATGGATGGGTAGGTCAATGGTGGGCGAATGGGCAAAAAGGTGAATGGAGCGTATCACAATTCTTTCACAATTTGCTATATTTTAAACGCCAGAATATTAGAGATAGTGTAAATCCTAAGGCCAACTTTAACAGATATATGTACAATAATCAATTAGTAAGAGGTGAATTTCCAGATATTCCATGGGAAAAACCTTGCTGGAAGGATTTTACTATGATGATGACTGCAACAGAGTATAATAAACTTTTAGATAATGGTAACATAAGTTTTTCAGGGGGATTTAGATCTATTTTACCAGTTGAAGATTCCCCATTGTCAAAATCTGGAATTAAGGAAGGTATATATTGGGTTAATAATTATGAATTAAAAAAACAAATTTATGATATGAAATATTTCCCTTTTTGGCAGTTCGTAAAACAAAATAAACAACTTTGGAATAGCAGATGGAACCAATTTAAATCTCTAATGTTAACATCTCCAGCAGTTAGAGGTAGTGGAGCAAAAGTAAATGCACGATGGTTTGGTTGGAGTCCATCACAGGCTAATGGTAGAAGAGGACTTAATAAAGGTGAGGGGGATTGTGATAGTGATAGAGATTGTAAACCAGGATTAAAATGTGCAGAAGATAAAATGCACCTTCCAGGTGTAAGAAATACAGGAGCAATAAAATGGGGCCGTGATTTCTGTTATGATCCTAATGATAATGCTTTAGACGGAACAGATTCATTAACATTTTTAAATGGATCTAATTTCGATAGAATTATTGAAACAAAAACGAGTCTGTCTCAATCAAATCAGTTGGGATTATTTTATAAAACAGGCAATGACAGATTATTGACAAAGACTGCATATATGCATGAGAATTTCCCATATTGGTCATTTATTCGTCGAGCATCCAGAAGTTAAAAATTATTTAAACTAAATAATTATTTAAACTAAATAATTAATTAAACAAAAAAAATTAAAATAAAGATAAATATGATATTTATATTATCATATTTATTTAATGGGTCAATCTCAATCTGTCAGTAGAAAAGTAAATTTTGAAGATATACAGTATTTATTAAATAAAGACAATGAATTTATTTTAATTAATACATTAGATGAGAAAGAACAGTCTTGTTTAATCAAAAATACTGTTTCTATAGAAAATGAAGTCAAATATATTAATCATTTTATGACTCAAAATATAAATATTAATATTATTATTTATGATAAAAATGCAAATGCCCCCAATCTTATGAAAAAATACGAACAATTATCAGGTCTAGGATTTACAAATGTCTTTATATATCCTGGTGGACTATTTGAATGGTTATTATTACAAGATATTTACGGAATGGAAGATTTTCCTACTACAAAACAAGAACGAGATCATCTTAAATATAAAGGAAAGTCTATTTTTACCAGTTTGTTATTGAAAAATAATATAGATTAAAAGTAACATAAATGCTGAATAAAAATTGAAATTAATTTAATATAATAAAGGTAATTTATTATATTAATTCATGGATCTTAAACAAGAAAAACTTACCAAAAAAGAATGGGAATTTTTAGAGGTTCCGGTAAACCCTCAAGAAAAGTCTATTTTAGATTTAATCTATAATTCTTATGATAATATAAATTTTTCAAAAAATGAAACAAATAGTTTGTTACTTTACTTAAAAATAGGCACTGATGAACCGTGCTTTCATTATTATTTATATCAAAAATATTTTGAAAATATAATAAAAAAAATAATAAATATATATCAAATAAAATGGAAAATAAAAAAAACAAAAAAAGCGTCAAAAAAAATAAATACGGCAAATCTTATTAGAATTAAAAATAGTTCAAAAAAAATCGAAGATATTAAACATGAAATTATTGAATTTATTTTAATTGAACTGGTTTATAAGTTTTATAAAAATGATTATTGTCCAATGACATATTATTCTATATGTGATATTATGAAAAATAATATTAAACATATAAACCAATTTATTATTGATTTTATTAATTTTGTAATTACAGAAAATAAAAAAAAAATCAATAAAATAAAATTAATAAAAAATTCATTTGATTATATAGAAAAAAATAAGATAATTTTTAAATATAGAGATGTTGAATTATATAAGCATCAAAAGGATTTATTTACATCTATAAAAAGGGATGGTCCTAAAATGATTTATTACCAGGCACCAACCGGTACAGGGAAAACTATATCTCCTGTAGGGTTGGCAAGGGGAAAAAAAGTCATATTTACATGTGCAGCAAAACATATTGGGTTACAATTGGCTAAATCGTGCATTTCAATGGAGATTCCTATTGCTATAGCATTTGGATGTAAAGATCCTAGTGATATTCGGTTGCATTATTTTGCAGCAAAAGATTTTGTTAGACATAGAAAATCTGGTCAGATTTTTAGAGTAGATAATTCAGTTGGAGATAAAGTTCAAGTTATTATTACAGATATTCAATCATTTTTACCGGCTATGAATTATATGTGTGCGTTTAATGAAGAAAAAGATATGGTTTGGTATTGGGATGAACCCACGATAACTTTGGATTATGTGAAACATGAATTTCATGAAATATTGGAAAAAAATTGGAAACAAAATAGAATACCTAATATTGTATTATCTTCCGCAACATTGCCTGATAAAAATGATGTGTCTTCTATGAGTAGATATTTTTGTGATAAGTTTAAAGGGGCAAATATTGAACAAATAAAAAGTTATGAATGTAAAAAATCAATACCCGTATATAGTAAAGATGGAAGTATTATTATGCCTCATTTATACTTTGATAATTATAAAGAATTAAGAAAAAGTGTTCAACATATAAAAAATAATCTAACTATTCTTAGACATATAGATGTAAAAAAAATGGTAGAATTAATTTACTATGTAAATAAAGAGAAAATAGTTCCCGAACAGTTTAATATTGAAAATAATTTTGAAAATATTAGTGACATTACTATTATGTCATTAAAAATGTATTATTTAAATATACTTTCTATTTTGAGGAATAATTATGAAAAGGTTTATCAACATTTTCAAAAAAAATATAAAAAAGATAAGAAATCCTTTATAAAAATAACAACCCAAGATTCATATACTCTAACAGATGGACCCACCATATTTATTTCAGATAATGTAAAAAAATTAGGATTATTTTATTTAAAAGTATCTAATATTCCAGATACAGAATTAGATAATATACTAAAAATTATTAAAGAAAATGGAATATATACAAAACAACTAGATAAGGTTGAAAAAGATGAACAACAACGTCAGGATAAATTAGGGAGTAAACAGTTAGAAAAGGACCATTCTAAAAATGTAAAAAGTGATGAATTTAAAATTCAACAAAAATATAGGAAAACGGTGAAGGCATTAAAAAGTAGAATAAAAACAATAGAATTAAATCCACAATATATACCCAATAGTAAACAGCATATAAAATTATGGGCACGTGATAAAGAGACAGATAATTCTTTTACGAGTGATATTGAAGATGATATTGTAACAGAGATTATGTATTTAAATGATGTTGATAAAGCCTATAAAATTCTTCTGTTAATGGGAATAGGGGTTTTTATAAAAGATATGAATAAAGAATATTTGGATATTATGAAGGCATTGGCTACAAAACAAAAATTGTTTGTTATTATAGCATCTTCAGATTATATTTATGGTACTAATTATCAGTTTTGTCACGGTTATTTATCTAAAGATCTTGAAAATATGACACAGGAAAAGTTGATTCAAGCATTGGGAAGAATAGGTAGAAAAAAGAGTCAATCTGATTACTCGATTCGTTTTAGAGACGATAGTTTAATTAATAAACTATTTTCAGAAGAAAAAAATAAACCAGAAGTTTTAAACATGAATAAGTTATTTGGATTTTAAAGTTATTTATCTATTATACTTTTTACATATCAATTTCATATTCTTTCTTTATAATATCTATCATTGTTTGTAAGCATTCATTATGAAATTTTCCATCTTCATATTGATCTTCATCTTCATCTTCATGTTCATACCAACCCATTACGTGGATTAATTCTGCAGATCTATTGGCTATTTCTATAAATATATCTTTTTTTGTACTATAAAACTTTTCTCTTTCTTTATTTTTTTTTGATAATCTTCTATTTTCTTTTATTAATGATTTTATTAATTCACCTTGTTCCACATTACTAACAATAGATAACGCTTTGTATCTTTTAATTGTATCCATTTTTAATTATAATTTAATATGATTAAAATATCATTTACATTCAATTTTTCTGCAACCTATTTTTTGCATTTTGTTATCTAAACGCTTAATGGTATCAGTGCTGTGAGTTACTAAAATATCAGGATGTAATGCATGTATAAATGCTCCAACGGATGCTTTTGCAAATTCTTGACTTAAATACATAGAAAATTTAAAATGAGAAAAATATGTCATACAAACATTTGCTGGATGTTTAAACATTATATTTTATGTTTTGTTTTTTTATTTTTAAAATTTTTTAATTATTTTATAAAAGTATCCCATTGGTTTTGACCATACTTAAAATCTTTTTTGTTATAAATATAAATTCTATAGATATATTCTTTATAATTTTTAGGTTCCATAAAACTACTATAATGGTTAAGAGTAAATCCTATATTAATATTTTTATGGTTAAAGTAAATGGCATTTTTAAGAGGATTTTCTCCGTTACCGCTTATAAAACCAATAGTGACTTTTTGCCACCCAGCATTTAAAATATTAATTGAACTTAGTTTATTAACAAGTTTATCTAAATTTTTTTGAAATAATTCTCCTTTTTCAATAATTTCTTGTGGGTTTTTATAGCATATAACTTTTTCACCAATCATTTTTGGAAATATTCTCATATCTAATTTTTCTCTAATCATATTAAGTTCCTCATTATTATGTTGATAAATAATCATGTCATTTGACATATCTAAAATGCTTTTATCGCTTGATAGTTCTAAAATATTAGTGAGCATGTTTTTTATGAGAAATTCTGCACTTTTTACAGCATGATGTGTATATACATTTTTATGGAGTCTATATCGTGTTTCAAATAAAGATAATATATCATGCTGTAGTTTTTCTGGCCATGCTAATTGAGAGTGTCCGTTATATTGAACAACTCTTGCCATACTAATAAGTCTATCATAGTTTGTCATATTACTCAGGCCTATATGATAACTATCTCGTTGAATATAATCTATTTTATCAACATCAACTGAACATATTTTATTGGCTACAACTTGGAAAATATAGTTATATTTTGTGGTTTCACTCGGGTCTATCATATTTATAATCATATTAACTTCTTTTGTAGTGAGTTGTATTTTGTATTTTTCTACTATTGATTTGAATATAGTAACACCACGTTCTTCATGATGAGGTCTACCATATGTTGTAACAATATCATCATAAAGATGACTAAATGGTCCATGGCCAATATCGTGTACAAGACCCGCAATTCTTACTAATTCAATAAGACGATCTGAAATTTTAAGTTCTGGTTGATTTTTCTGCAAATTTTTCATTAATTTTCCAGCAAGATGACTCACACCAATAGAATGTTCAAATCTTGTATGATTTGCACTAGGAAATACGAGATAAGCAGCCCCTACTTGACGTAAATGATGCAATCTTTTAAATTCAACAGTATCTATTATAGATTTCATGAGGGGTGTTATATTAATAAAACCATGAATGGGACAAAATATTTGTTTAGTGTTCATTATTATACTTCTTATAATTTATAAGTATTATAATAAAATATTTTCAATTTTTTAGTAGTAGAAAATTGAAAAGGTGTACAACATATATATCGATAACACATAAAATAATAAATATGGATCAATGCTCAATATGTGCCAATGAACAAGATGCTAATGCATCAATTGATTCATGTAAACACACATTTTGTGAGGACTGTATTGTAAAATGGTCCAAGAATGAAAACAGTTGTCCACTATGTAGAAAAAAATTTCATGAAATAACATTCGATAATAAAATTATAAAGGTTGAAGACAAAAAACAAAAAGTTCCAGAGGATGATTTTATGCCTGATGATTATGAAAATGAAGTATATCATCGTCCTCCCACCATAGATGAAAGATTAGAACCATACGAAATTGGAACAATTGTGAAAAAAAGAAATACAAATATTAAAAAAAGATTTAAATATGTTATTTATAAAAGATATTATTTAACAAATGAATTACGGTGGGATTTTTGGGATAAGTTGTGGGAATGTGAATTTATTCGTTGTCATGGTTGTCAATCTAAAAACAATCCATATATATATGATGTTCATTTTTGTAATTTTGATTATCCGTCCAAAATTATAGGTGGTGTTTTGGGGAATGGTTGTCCTATTTGGGAACCAAGATACAATGATGTCCATGATGGACATTTAATTACATACATAGAGAATAATACACACACGCTCCCCCGGGGATATAGTCATTCTGACTATTATATTGCAAATTTGTGGTGTCGATTGTTTTCAGATATCCGTAATCACACCCCTTATTTACATTATATTGATATTGAAACATATTCTCTCCATAAAACACATGACTGGTGGGCATGCGACGAAAGACTTCCAGATTGGGTTAATTTCTGCCCAGAAACTTCATGGTATAATCTCCAACGCCATATTATCACCTATTACACTAAAAAAGAATTAAAACATCATTTAAATTCACTTAAATATATGAATAATACAATTTCCAATAATAATAATTTTAATAAAAAAAATAAAAATTTTATGGATATGTCACATATTCAACGTATTAAATCGGTTTAAAATAGTTTAATTTTGAAATAGTCACAGTAGATCAGAAAAATACCTAAAATAATGGCAGTCAGACCCAATATTGTATTTTTAGTTATTTTCTCTCCAAGAAAAATAACAGAAAATATTGCATTAAAAATTAAAAGAACTCCTTCTGCAATGGGAGTTACAAAAGAGGAGTTGTATTTTTCAAGAAGGTAATAATTTGCCATAATTGCTGACATAGCAACAACACTTACAATGCTTCCCCAAACAACAACATCATTAAAGAAAAGTTTACTATTTTTTTTATAGACCTTGGGAAATCCATTATAATAATAATGTTGTATTAAAAAAGGAATAGCAATTATACCGCTAATAAAGTATCGTATAAATGTAAAATAGTAATGACCCATTTTATCAACTGATATTTTTTCCAAAATAGGTTTTAAAGCCCAACCCCCACCATTTAATGCAAATAATAGTATATCACTCATATATACTATTGTTTATATAATAAAATTAAAGTTAATATGAAAGTTAATTTATAGTTTACTTTTGGGATGTATTCTTATTACATTTTCATACTGAATTTTTCCGTATGTTCTATCTAAATTGGCCTCTTCAGATACACTTATTTCTCCATGATTAATAGATTCAAAAAGTGTCATAAGTTTTGATATCATTCTCTCTTTAAGTTCTAACTGCTTTATTTGGTCGTTGCTAATTGTTAGACTATACATTTTCCAATTATTTAAAATAGATTCGAGCGCTTTGAAATGGATAGGCATTTAATTTATAATGTTTTTTTATATTTAGATTATTTTTAATAATGATTTAAATTTAATATTTTGCGATGTTTATTCGGATTCAACCCTGATAGAATCCCAATATTGGATGAATTCTTCCCATGAAATAGTAGAAGAATTATCTTCATCAAATGCGCTCATCAAATCGTGCAACTCGGATGCACTCAATGGGTCATTGAGTGCGATACAAAGAGTACTGAGTTCTTTTTTCTCAATGGTTCCGTTTTTATTTTTATCAAATTGGTTAAAAATTTGTTTGATAGAATCAACTTCATTATTTGTTAAATTTTTGACAGACATTTTATAAATAATTTAATAAGTTATTTTTAAATTTGTGTTTTTATATATATTATTGTATTTTATTGTTTTTCTTAAGATGTGTATATCTTTGATTAGCCCATCTATTTACCCACCAATTATAAATTTCATTTGTGGTTTTTGCGTATGGAATAGGGTTCGGTTCATTATTTATTGTTTCACTCGTTAAATAAATTTTTGATTGAGGAGTTGTATATCCAAAATATACACCTTTTTTAATAGATTTAAGTACATCTTCAATTGGTATATTTAATTTCCCAAGACATTTTTTAAATAACCATAAATTATTTTTTTCATATGATTTATCGTATAATCCAACACTATATAAATATTCTTTTGCGTATTTGACTGCTTCAGGAGAAATATCTTTAACACTCATACCTTTCGTTAATCCTAAGTATTTTATACATTGTAATCTATCATATTGAATAGATTTACCATATAATGACATGGTTGAGATCCCTTGAATATAGGTATTATATGTATCATACCAAAATTGTAATACTTCTTTTGAGAATGCTAAGGATGTTAATAATTTTCCACCGTTAAAATTATATCCAAAAGGTTGAGTAGAAACACAAGTAGTTATATTTACTAATTTATCCAATTTTTTTAATGTAAATTGGTGATGTTTATTCCATCCAATATATTTGTCTCTTTGTCCTAAAAATTTGATATCGCTGGATATAGAGATTATACCTAAGTATTTCCCGCTATTTTCATCTTGAACCAAAATATATGTACGTTTGCCTAATAAACATGAACCTTTTTTAGGTTTGAAACTACTAATAGTTCGACGATAGTATTGCCATATATCAAATTGTGGGTGTTTGCTATTTGTAAAAATGAGTTTGATTTTCATATTTTTTACATCAATTAAATTACCTGTAAATACTGCATTATTGTAAAATTTAATAGGATGTTGAAGTTTAATAGAAGGATATTTGGTTATTTTAATATTATTTTTGGATAAAATAGAAATCATTTTTGTTTTTGGATTATTTATATAATCAGGAATTTCATGTAAAATACTATATTTATAAATATTGGTAAGTTTTTCTTTGAAATGAAATAAAGTTTGAGATCCTTTTATAAAATTGCATGTTTTACAACAAGGGACTACATTTTCAATACTATAATATAATTGAGGGTCTATTCTATCGATACCATTTGAACCATCTTTACTGAAATGTCCACAATAATGACATGGATATTGTAATATATTATAGAACTGTTGTTCAGTTAATTCCATTTTTATGTTTTTTTTATTTTTACAATTAGTTGTGTAAGTATTATATGTTTTTTTTGTTTTTGCTTTTTCAAATAATGTATAGATATATGGATGTGAATAATTTTTTGCAAATAATGATAAATGTTCGCATATCCATTTTACAATAAGTATAAATTGTCGTTTAGTATGTGTTAATTTCATTTTATTGCAAATTGCACAACATGTAATCGAATTATTTGTATTATATGGTTTTGTAGAATCTATTCTATCTATGCCATTTAATCCGTCATTTATTGCGCAATATTCACACTTTTCTTTGAATAATTTGATAGTTTGTTCTTTTGTTAAATCCCAAATGATGTTTCTTCTAACCGCTTCTGATTTATATGTTGTATATTTTGCTTCGTAAATTGTCAATGATGTTGTTAATTTAGTATTATTAGTGGCTTCTTTACAGATATTACATTTTGACATATCAGATGTTAGTAATTCGTTAAAACATCCTCTTATCCAATTAGAACATATTCTTTTACCAGAGTCAATTAATAATTTATGTTTTTTATATCGTTGATGTTTTTTACAATAATTATCATTTTTTAACGCTTTATATGAGCAAGGTTTATTACATATTGTAATGGCTGAACAATACTTTATATTTTTTTTCATTTTTTTTTGTGTTATTTGTTTATTGCGTGTTTTACATTTTAAACATATTTTTTCTGCACTTTCAGATTTGAATAAATTTTTACATCCACTACATTTTTTTAAATTTGGAATATCAGATGGTTCAAAAATACCATGATATTTTGAGTGTCTTTTACAATAATTTGTAGTTAAATTAGTATTCCATGGACATGGATTACCTTTTTGATTAATCCATGAACATTTTTTTTTATTTTCTGTGCGTTTTTTTCTTAAGACAAGTTTATCTTTTTTTTGTTTTGATAAGCAATTTTCACATTTTTTCTGATTAACTTGTAAATTTTTTACAGGTTTTTTACATCTTGAACATCGTTGTAAGTCGAAAAGATCGTCAGGTGTATAGATATTTTCAAATTTTTTATGAAGTTTGCAGTAATTTTTATTCAGAATAGTTTTCAATATACAACGTGTACTATCTGCTCTAATCCATTTACATATTTCTATAGGTTCTTCTTTATTTACACAATTTTTAGATTTTTTTGGTATTTTAGGTTGTATAGAAAAATTTATAACATGGTTATCACCTATCATATAAACAATATTATATAAATTATAATATTATTTCTAAATCAATTTAATTTAATGTATATGCTACAAACTACAACTTAATTGGAGTATGCTAAGCCGCCCATACCGCTCATGATACGAAGGACATTGTAGTTGGTGGCGTAGACACGGACTTTGGCAGTCTGGACACCACCGATGGCAGCGGCCGAGACGACAAGTTGAAGAGTTGCGTTGTCAATTCTGGAGAAATTGCAAGTTCCAGATGGCTGGTGCTCCTCAGGGCGAAGTGCGAATGAGAAGACGTTAATACCGGTGTCTGGGTTGCGTGTGTGGTGCTGGTATGGCTGGACCAAATCGAAGTAGGTACCTTCACGCTCAGAGAAGCGATCTTGTCCGTTCAACTGGAGTTTGGCAGTGACAACTGGATTTTCACCCCAGCAGTGCATGTTAAGGGCAGTCTCGGCGAGGACGAAGACACCGGCGTCAGAGACTCCGTCTCCACTAGTGCTATCGAGACCGGTCTTGTCAGCGGCAGGTGCGGCGCCGGCAGCAGTTCCGGGCATACCGTCGTTGAAAAGGCCATCATCATCAATAACGTTACCAGCGGCGGTGCCAGACTGGGCACGGGAACCGAAAGCAAGGATGGTGTTGGGGAGGGCATCGATGGCATCAGTGTAGTTGAATGGCTGAGCGCCGAGGGCTTTGTGAAGAACACGGGAACCGATGAAAGAGTCGCAGTAGGCGACGTGAAGGTCAGGCTGGACAACCCAGACAAGTTCTTTGCATGGGTGATTGAAGTTAAGTTTGACCTTGTTGGAAGATGAACCGATGGACTCATCACCAGTGAACTGAAGTTGTTCAATGAGGTACTCATGGGGATTCTGGGCCATGCGTCTGCGCTCATCAGTATCAAGGAAAACGTAATCGACGTAGAGAGAAGCGGCTACGAGAGATTTAGCGTAAGCATTGGCAACTTTCTGGTTGTTAGTTCCGGCAGTTGATACAGCCTTGACAGCGAAAAGGCACTCATCGAGAGGACGGATCTCAATGTTGATCTTGACCTCGTGGTACTGGAGTGCAATAAGGGGAAGTGCAAGTCCGGGGTTGCGGCAGAACCAGAACTGAAGAGGGATGTAAAGTGTGGTCTCAGGGAGAGCCTGGCGAGGGGCACAGACAGCCTCTGGGACATTGCTGGCACCGCAAGCAGTGGCAACATTGGCGAAAGCGGGGTCAGTCAAGTAAGTAAGCTGGGAAGTCTGACCGATCATCTTGTGGTATCCGGCCTCCTGCTCACTGGTGAGAGTAAGCTGATTCCAGATGTGCATCCAGTCACCGTACTGACGGTCGATACGTTGACCACCAATCTCAACCTCAACCATAGAGATAAGTTGCTCACCGGGGTAGTCAAGCCATCTGGCTAAACAGTTGTTGCCCGCCCCTGCATTATCATCCTGGTTAATTTCAGGAAGTGTAATCTGAAGGTATGTTCTGTATGCAAGATCACCATTTCTGGAGACAGTGCACTGGACTCTGCGGCCGAAATCGGCTTGTCCGTTAAAAGTTTGTTCAATTGACTCCATTGCGAAGTTTGTGTGACGTCTGTAGGTCACCTTCCAGAAGGTAATCTGAGGATTACCAGTAAGGTAAACATCTTGTGCGCCGTAAGCTACTAATTGCATTAATCCACCACCCATAGGTTATATTATTGCTAAAGAAAAAAAAATTTTGGAAATTCAATTAATTACGTTTTAATTAATTATAAATTTAAGTTATTTATATTGAAATTTTCAGTCATAAAATGCTTTAGATAATCATCTAGGAATACTTCTTTCTTACCTTCGTGGGGTTTTTTAAAAATATATGAATTATTATTCTTTTTAACAGTCCAACCTTTTTCTAAAGCATTATAAATAAAAACCATTTTTTGTAAAGTTATAAAGTCTATTTTTTTTGTAGAATTATCATTCGTTAAATCAATATCCATGTGTATTTATTTAAGAAAAAATGTAAATTATATTAACATATTTAAGTTTTATAACTTTATTTCACTTATTTCTAAATATTTTTCTAAATATTTTTCTAAATATTTTTCTAAATATTATTTATTTTTTCGATTTTTTGTTAATATTTTGATTTTTTGTTAATATTTTGATTTTTAAATTAATCATTTTTATTTTTGTTAATATTTTGATTTTTTGTTAATATTTTGATTTTTAAGTTAATATTTTGATTTTTAAGTTAATATTTTGATTTTTATATATATATTAAATTTATAATGAGAGTCTTTGTAGAGGTTGCAAAAAATTCTAATCTAAAATATGAATTTGATAAAAAAAGTAATATTCTTATACTAGATAGAATATTACACAATACAAATATGTTTCCCTACAATTATGGTTTCATACCAAATACATTATCCCCGGATGGAGACCCTGTAGATATTATAATACTATGTGATTTTTCTTTAATCCCGGGTTCTATGTGTGATGTAAAAATAATAGGAGGGATAGATACATTCGATGAAAGTGGACAGGATGATAAAATTATATGCGTTTTATCAAATAAAACAGATAAAACATCGAAATATATCAATGATATATCAGATGTATTACAATCTACTATTGATGATATCATTTATTTTTTATCTCATTATAAAGAAGGTGAAAAAAACAAATATGTAACTATTGGTAATATATATGATCGAGAAAAAGCACTTGAAATTATAAAAAAATATACTTTAAAGTGAAAAAAAAAAGAACAAAAATATAAACTCATAAATCAAATTAATATATTTAATGAAATTTAAAATTAAATATATTATTATTACCTAATATATTAATGCCTAATTTTAAACCAAAGGCCAAAAAAAAAATAAAGATGAATAATAAATCTATACTGACTTTAGATAATCAACATAGTGATAAAATGAAAGAATTTCATAATTTGGAAAACAAAATTATTCCCAATTTAAAAACTCGAAAAAAAGAACTAAAAAAAAAACTACAAATAACAATGAAAATAGAAGATAAATTAAATATTCAAGATGAAATTAGAGAAATTAAAAAAAAAGTAAAAGAGTTAGAACAAAAAAAAAAGACATATTTATTAAATAACTCAAAATATATTTTTCCTTATTTTGAGAAAAAAAAAGAATTATCTCAGGGAAAACAAAAAAGTAAAAATACAATTTTACATAATTTTTTTAAAAAAGATAAAAATATTGAAATTAAAATGGAAGAAACAGAAAGTGATAAATTTTTAATAAATATTAATGAAAACTTATTGAATATAAAAAATTATATTATAGATTATGAAACTTGTAAATGCGGAGGCGAGTTTATTCATATAGATTACAAAGGAATGGTTGTTTGCAATAAATGTGCAATCCAAAAACAGTTTTTGATTGAACATGAAAAACCTAGTTATAAAGAACCGCCCAAAGAAGTTTGTTTTTATGCTTATAAAAGAATTAATCATTTTCGTGAAATTTTGGCCCAATTTCAAGCAAAAGAAACAACACAAATTCCAGATGATGTTTTTAAAAATATTAAAAGTCAAATTAAAAAAGAGAGAATATCATTAAAACAAATGACTAATAAAAAAGCAAAAGATATATTGAAGAAATTAGGATATAATAAGTATTATGAACATATACCTTTTATTAAAGACAAATTAGGAATACGACCACCAGTTATGTCTCCTGAATTAGAAGATAAATTGTGTAATTTATTTATGGAAATACAAAAACCTTATGCAAAACATTGTCCAGATGATCGTGTTAATTTTCTAAATTATTATTACGTTTTGTATAAACTATGTGAACTTTTAAATGAAAATAAGTTTTTGCCTTTTTTTCCTATGTTAAAAGATCCTGTAAAAAGGATTGAACAAGATCAAATATGGAAGAAAATTTGTAAAGAATTACATTGGGAGTTTATTTCTACTATTTGATCAATAAAATTATTAAATAAAATTATTAAATATAATTAAACATAATGTATTATTTATTAATAATGAAATTAATACATTATTTTAAACATAAGATAATACTAAAATCAAACCTATTATTTTGTATTATATTATTTTGTTTTTATAAATTTATTAAAAATAAACATAAAATAATATTTTTTTTATATAAATTAACGCCCGGAGGAAAAAAATATATAAAAAACAACCAAAAAGATGCTTTTGAAACTATAAAAAAAAGTGTTTTTAAAAAAAAATGGAGAAATAGTTTTAATAAATTAAATGATTCAGGTAAAGAACTAGATTTTATAAAAGATATAGTTGAAAATAGAAAATTATGTTTAAATAATAAGATTTCTGGTACGATTTATAGTAATAAACCATATCATAAAAAAATTGCTAATTATATGTATGATTTATACATGTATAGTAATCCATTGCATACAGATTTATACCCTGAATTAAATAAAATGGAAAGTGAGATTGTTAAAATGATAGGTAATTTATTTGATTTACCTGAAAGTGGAGGAGGTGGTAATATTACAACAGGAGGCACTGAAAGTACTATTTTAGCAATCAAAGCATATAAAAAATATAAAATAAATAATTCATATTTTTCCAGTAAATTAGAAGTAATAACTACAAAGACAGGACATGCTGCTATTAATAAGGCGTGTGAATTATTAGATTTAAAACTAGTTTATGTTAATTTAAATAATGATTATACTATGGATATTAATGATTTAAAATACAAAATAACATCTAAAACTTGTGTCGTTATCGCTTCATCACCATGTTATCCGTATGGTCTAATAGATAATATAACAGATATAGGACTTATTTGCAAGGATTATGATGTCCCGTTACATGTGGATGCATGTTTGGGAGGGTTTATAACACAATTTGACGAATCTATAAAAATAAGTTTTAAAGATAATATTAGTTCAATTAGTGTTGATCCACATAAGTTTGGATATGTTCCCAAGGGTTCTTCATTATTATTATGGAAAAATAATAAAATAAGACCCAATCAGTATTTTATAACTGAAGACTGGACAGGAGGTATATATGCAAGTTGTTCATTGCCGGGGAGTAGAGTAGGATCACAAATAGCAACAACATGGGCTATTTTAATATATAACGGATTAGATTACTATAAATGTATGAGTAAATTAATTATTAAAAACACAAAAAAATTATATAATGATATTATTAAAATCCCCACAATTAAAGTTATAGGTAAGCCAAACGTAAATGTGTTAGCATTTTACAGTGATAAATATCCTCTAGGACAAATTATTGATGAATTTCAAAAACATAACTGGAATTTAAATATAATGCAAAACCCTATGTGTTTACATATTTGCATAACTCCTTATAATTATGAAAAAATTAATGAAATTAAAACTATTTTAAGAAATTTAACATATAAAAAAATAAAAAAAACAGAAAAAGGATTAATATCAATTTATGGTATGGCTCAAAAAATACCAAATAAAAAAATAGTACGTGAAATTGTAGAAAAATATTTAGATTTAACTACAAATTTATAAACATAAAATTTTAAATTATATAAAAAGTATAATTTATGTAATTTAAATGCAATGAAAGTATATCCACGAAATGTTATTATAAATGTGCAAAATAATTTATATATAGATCCCGCTGAAGAAAAAATGTGTAGAATTTGCTATGAAAATGATGAAGAAAAAATGTGTAGAATTTGCTATGAAAATGATGAAGATATGAGTAAATTATTATCTCCGTGTGCATGTTCAGGTTCAATTAAATATATTCATGATCATTGTTTGAGGGAATGGATAAAAACAAAAAATATACGAATGAAGAATTATGAATGTGAATTATGTCATAAAAAATTATTTTTAAAACGATTATATGTTGAAGAAAAATTTAGATTACTCGGAATATACGATAAAAATTATAAATATTGTATCGACATTTTCTTATATTTTTTTATTACAAATATTTTGGCATATATTATTTATTCAATTGATATATCTAATGATTATTTATTAGTAAACTCATTTGATAATCATAAAGATAAATATCTTCTAAAAATAATTAAAAATGAAACATAATAGGTGAAAATGTGTATATTTATTTTTATTTATCATTTACAATATTTATTGTATCTATGTTTTATTATACTGTAAGTACACTTTTAGCACTATATTATTTAAAACGTAAATTGTTATTTTTAAAATTAATTTGGAAGACACTATTATGTTGTTTATTTAGTTCATCAGTATTTATATATTTTTTTATGTTATATAATTCTGTTGGTGATTTCCAAACAGCATCAGTATTTATTTTTTGTTCTTGTATATTATCTTTGGTTAATTGGCCATTAATGAAAATGTATTGTTATTATTTAAATCAAGATATATTAATAATTAATGATAAATATAACAAAACAGAAATACTTAATGCAACAATTAATCCATTATTAAATTTAAGATGATTTTTGTTAATATAATATTAAAATTATTATATTAAAATATTTTCTTAAACATTATTTACATGCGGGGGAAACCAACAAGATTGGCACCGATACCGAAACCTGCACCTGATCGAGCGGATACTGCCATGGATGGAACATATGTATCTAAGATTGAGAAAGTTGCTGCGGCCGTTAAGGCAATAAGTGCAACTTCATCTAAGTTAAGTGATTTCTTAGGGATAGCATAAGCGGCGATGGCTACCATGACACCTTCAACAAGATATTTGACTGCTCTGCGAACAAGTTCTCCTAAATCCAACATTTGTGCTAATTTCTGAAGCATTTATAAATATTGATAAGAAAAAAATATATATTATTATTATTAAAACTTAAAAAAAATTATTTTATATAATAATATAATGTCTAAAAAAAATGGATGTGAATATAGAACTGATAGTAAGGGTACTATTAATACCAACTATGTTGATTTATTAGAAGAGGATAAACCTATTTCTGGTCAAAAATTTGTATGTGTTAGTTTTGTTTCCCCTGAAAATATTTTAAAACAGAAAAATCACTTCTTTTTTCAAGAGTTCCTAAAACATTACGATTTCTCTAAATCTGTTCAAAAGTTTTCACGTTTTTTAAATTTTGTTGGTTATAAATATAATTTAGATTTTGACAAAATTATGGAAGATTTTCAAGAATTTTTACAAAGTGAGAAAGATGAATTTCCTAAAAACCATGTTAGCGATGAATATAAAAACTTTTTAGATCAAAATGATGAACGATTGGAAGATGATTTCAATAAAGTGTATGAATTTCAAACAAATGTTAGAGGACTTAAAATTAGAGGGGTTTATTCTACACAAGCAGAGGCAGAATTTAGATGCAAAATGCTTAGAGAAGTTGATCCCAACCATAATGTATTTGTAGGTCCAGTTGGTATGTGGATGCCGTGGGAACCTGAGGCTTATAAAACTGGACGAGTTGAGTATTTGGAGGATGAATTAAATCAATTAATGAATGAGAAAAACAAAAATGAAAAGGCTGCTAAACAAGAATTTGAAAAACGTGTATTGGAATCAAAAAGAAAGGCTATAGAAGATAATATTAGAAAGGCTAAAGAAAGTGGGAATAAATTAACTCAAAATATTAATAAAGATGGTAATTTGATAGGAGTTAATAATACTATTGAAAATACATTAGGATTAAAGGAAGAAGTCACTTCTGCAGACATTCGTAAGGAATTATTTGAAGGAGATGTTGTTGAGAGAAATAGTGCTGTTAAGGATGCGATGGACAGAGGATTGATTCCTAAAGAAAATGTAAAAATATCTAAAAAAGATTAATACTAATTTGGTGTATGTTGGTTATTTATTAAATAATCTACATTTATTAAATATTTGTCTATAATTTTCCAGATGCCATATGTAGGGACATTAAATCCAGAAGGAAGTGTTGCCCCTGTTACTGTAGATTTTTGAGCAATATTACTAAAAGCAATATCAGACATGTCAGTTAAACAAATGACATTGATATCAGTCATATATTTTAAAATAAATAATTTAAGTTTAAACTATTTATTTTAATTATTTATTTTAATTAAATAATTTTTTGAAAAATTTTTCACATAAGGTTTCAATGTGGACTGGTTCGACTGGTTCGACTGGTTCGACTACAGTTTCTGGTTCGGGAACCAGAACATCTATTTTATCTACGCATGACCATATTTCCCAGTGAGAATCCCAGTCATTATAATAATAAATAGTATAACCAGCATCTCCCCAGTTTTTTCCCCAACTGTTTCTAATTATAAAACCATCATCATTGTATCCAACAATTGTCATAGCATGTCCTCCCTTAAAAGAATCATCTTTATTACTTCTTTTCCACATTTGTTTTCCATAGTTATATACTGGAAATCCTACAATTGCTGGACCATTTAAAAATAAACTCATTTTTAAATCATTTATAGAATTAATTCTTGCATAACTTTCTATTACATTTTTTTTTGCTGATTCATAAATAGTTTCAGCAATACTCTCTTTATGTTGTATTTTTCCATAAGGATAGTTTTTTTCTAAACAAATACCATATGTTTTTAATAATTTCATAACATCTCTACCATACATACCTTCATCATTCGTGCTATCATTATCATATTTATTTGAACGTAAATTATAAAAAAATTGTGGAGAGAAATAATCATTATTATTATAATTGTGTTTTTCTTGCCATTCTTTCATACACGCGGCACTTTGAGCATAACATGTTCCCTGACTTCCTTGATCTCTAACAGGCATTAAATCTTTTCTTAGATCTAAATTTTTTGGATAAATCGTATCCGATTGTTTTACTATGTGTCTGTGAAATACATAATCTCTTTCATCATTTGGTGACGGTTTAAGGTTTAAAATATGATTCATTTGTAATAATTTAAAGAATAAAATTTTTACAAATATAATTACCAGCGGTTTTTTTTAACATTTATACGAGGGCCTTTCTTTTGTGCAATTGGATCAAACGTTTCTTCATCGTCATCACTATCAATATCTTTTGACATTTCCCAAAATTCCCTTGATCCTAACTTAAAATCTTTATGGCCAGTTGCTTTATACCAAAAAATTTGATCTTCTAATTTGTTTGATTTTGCATTATTGGCGACTACTAAACATTCATAATTTTCTGTACATTGATCCATCACTTGGCAAAATGATTCGAAAGTTGGAAACATACCTGCATAATTTTCATAAATTCTTTTTCTATTTGCGATATAGGGTTCTCTTAAAATAAAAGTGTAGTCAATATTTGTACGCAAATTTGGAGGAACACCCAGTGGATACTGCATAGTAATGACAAGCATAATTTTCCAATGTCTACCATTCATAAAAAGTAAACGCATTAATTTATCCCGGGCCCAACTATTATCATACAAACAATCATCTAAAATAACAAATGTTCGTGGATCTATATTTGACCGACCATATGCTTCATTTTCTTTCTTCATTTGTTTCATTACAATTTTTTGACGTTTCAATATATTTTCTATGATTGCAGTATTATACTCATCATGAATAAAAAGTTTTGGAACCATTTTTCCATAAAATCCATTTCCTGCTTCTGTCCCTGAAATAACAGTTCCAATAGGTATGTCTTGTTGATAATATAGTAAATCTCTAACTAAATAACTTTTTCCCGTATCACGACGTCCTATAAGAACAATTACCGGGCCTTGATTTTCATTTGGTTTAAATGATATATTTTTCATATCAAATTTCTTTAGTTCCAAGTTCATTTATATTAAAATGTCTCTTTTATTTTTTTTTATATTTACGCATAAAATAAGTTTAAATATATAAAAAACTTTGTATATATCAATTAATGTTTCCGCTTTATTACAAAAAGAATAACAACAACAAATTGTTCGAGTATTTAGAAGAAAATGGATTTCAAAATCCTCAAAACTACTTTCCTCTTATGTCAAATTTTTTTCAACTAGATACTGCTAATTTTAACAAAATTAATTTAAATCAACATTATTCAATTAAAATGATACAAGAAACAAAAAATAATAACAAATTTACTATTTCTTGTCAAGATGAAAAAAATAATGAAAAAACAGTTGAATCTTTTTTTAAATTTTCACCATTAATAGATCCAGTGAAATTTATGGTTGGAAAATATGAAAAAATAGATAAAACTATTATTGAAACTTTACCTAAATTAAATAACAATAGTTGTTTAGATAAGGTTTTAGATAAAAATAATTCTGCTTACGTAGACAGTTTTTTTTCTTATTTAACAAGTCAACTATTACATAAATCAGCATTCAATCATGGTATTGATTTTTATGGAACCTTTACAACTATACAAGATAAACATGTTTGTAATATATTTGAAGATGTAGAATATTTGCATGATGCCAAATATTTTCATAGAAATAAAGATATACTTTTTGAAGTAGATTATATTGATATAGATAGATTTTTAGAAAGCGATACTAGAAAATATAAAGAAAAAATAGAAATAAATAGCGATAAAGTTAACTTAAAAACAGATACTATAAATAATGATGTCTTTGAAGGTATCTTCGAATTAACAGAAGGAAATGTAAATGAACATAATAAAAACTTGGAAGATGAAGTATGGAAATCTGAATTAGAAACTAAAAGTGAGAAAAGTCATAAAAAAACCAATTCTACTTGTTCTTCTAGAGAATCATTGACTGACGAAGAAAATGACGATGATGACAGTGAAGAAGAACTAGGAGATAGTGAAGAGGAAAGTGATTTTTCAGATTATTCTAGCGAAGACGAAGAGGAAGTCATTCAAGCATATATTTATGATTTTCCAGTACAAATCATTTGTTTAGAAAAAATGGAAAATACATTAGATTATTTAATGGAAACAAAGGGTAAACATCTTAGTAACAAAGAATGGAAATCTTGTTTATTTCAAACCATCATGATGCTTATTACTTATCAAAAAGTATTTGATTTTACCCATAATGATCTACATACAAATAATATTATGTGGAATACTACAGACAAAAAGTTTTTGAATTATAAATATAATGATAAATACTATCGTGTTCCTACATTTGGAAAAATCTATAAACTTATAGATTTTGGTAGGGGTATTTATCGTTTTCAAGATAAAATATTGTGTAGTGATAGTTATCATGCTAAGGGAGATGCTGCTACTCAGTATAACTGTGAACCTTATTTTAATCCAAAAAAACCACGTTTAGAACCAAATAAAAGTTTTGATTTATGTAGATTAGCATGTTCATTATTTGATTATTTTATGGATGAGGAGGAAGATGATGATAAGATAGAAAATCCTGTTGCTCAAGTTATTGAAGAGTGGATAAAAGATGATAAGGGTAGAAATATTCTTTATAAAAATAATGGCGAGGAACGTTATCCTGATTTTAAATTATATAAAATGATTGCCCGGACTGTTCATAATCATACTCCTCAAAAAGCAATGGAACATATATTTTTTTCTAATTATAGAACCAATAAAAAAAAGATGAAAAAACAAAAAGTTATGAATATAGATGAAATGGTACCGATGTTTGTTTAAAAAAGATGTTATAAAATTTATTATTAAAATAATATGATNAAACTTGATGCAGGTATGGAATTTAATCATAAGATTGATGATAATGGTGATATTGAGATAAGTTCTAATAAATTGGATAACACATTATAATGTTATTGGACACTGTCGTTTCATAATTAATCCCGGGATTTGTGATTTACCAAATAATTTCTCTCCAACAACAGTGAAATTATTCTTTTTATAAAAGTTAATGGCTTTTATATTATCTTTTTTTACATCTAAATAAAAGGTTGTTTTGTGTTTATTTAAAAAATCTTTAAATATTTTTCTAGCCATCCCGTTCCCTTGATTTTTATTTACAAGTTGATTTACTTTAATTTCACCTTTTAATATTGAATTGTTTGGAGAGATTTTTGTTTTACGTTTATATTTTGTCCATGTTAAAACTACACCATTTTTATAAATTAATTCATTTTTATCAATCTTATTACATAATCTTCCTTTTAAAAATCTATAATATCCACCAGGAAATACTTCTGGATAAAGTTTAAAAATATCTATTATTTTTGTGACTTTTTCATGTAAATCATTTTCAACTAAAGTTTGCTTGGCCATTGTAATAAACACAAATATTTTTAATCATAATTTTATTCGTAAAAAAAAAATTATTAGGCATTTGTATAATGACAGATTTGAATAATTCTGGAATGAGTGATTTGGAAGACGTAAATGAAGTGTTAAAAGATGACACCACAACAACTGTTCAAAAAGATACTGAACTAGTAAAAATTAAACAAAAGTTTGGCAGAGGTGGATTTATTAAAATAGACAAATTTATTGAAGTAAAAACTAAAATAGTTAATTTTGTGATTGCATCTCAATCTATTGATGAAGTAAAAGATGTAGTTGTCACCCAAGGAACTGCAACAGGAACTGCAACAGGAACTTTAATGGTTGCTTTAAACGGTAATGTTACTACAATTAAAGTAAAGCAAAACGATGATAGTCCTACCGAGTTTAATGATACAGTTGATTTAGTTATTGGTTCTACTACTGTAGTTAATTCTAATATTACATCTGCTGAATATTTAAAAGTTTATTACGGAATATGCAGAAAAAAATTAAAGCAGTCAAGATATAAAACTTTTAAAAAGAAAACGGAAAATACAACTGCTGAGTTTGACAATGCTTTTATAGATAGAGTGTTAGATTATGATGATTTAACACCAGAAGATGATAGTGAAGGTCCATTAGATTCAAAAGAAAAACTTCAAAAAATGGTTGATTTAACAAATTCAAAAACAACTGTAACTAATGATGAAAAAAAATTCGCTGGAAAAGATAAAGATATCCATATTACAGTTGATGGTAAGGGAAGTGACCCAACAAATACAGATAAAAGTTACAAGATCGGTAATTTTTCTGGATGGAAAAAAGTTGATAATACCGTAAGTTATGATAGCACTAAGGTTGGAGATGGGGATAATACGTCGGGTGTCGCAACTACTGACTGGACAAAATCAAAAAAAGAAAAAACGATGTACTGGAAAAAAGATACATCAACAAGTGGGGGCACCGCTGCAGGAGTTTATAGAAAAAAGAAAAAAAAAGCCTCATCATCAGATACGGTAACACAAGATTGGAACGGAAATGGTCGTCATAAAAAAAAAACAGTAGAGAATATAGATAAAACTGAATTGGATGATGTTAAAGAAAATGTAGATGCTGACTCTCCTATTATTGAAGTTGGTGAAACTAATGACGCAACAGATGGAGATGCTTATGTTTTATTTAAACTTAAGAGAAAACCAAAGAATGCAACAAAAGTTGAATAAATAAATTTATATTTTATAATCTAATTAAAATATATATATGTCACGAACTTTAAAGAAAAAAAATCCTTTAATAAAAATAAGAAAAAAAAAAAAAAGATATAGAACAAAAAAAAAGAAACAAAGATATAGAACAAAAAAAAAGAAACAAAGATATAGAACAAAAAAAAAGGAACAAAGATATAAAAAAATTAGAAAAAAGAAAACTAGACGAAGAAAAAAACTTTTTAAAAAAAAAAAATTAAAAAAAAAGATAAGGGGGGGCGGACTTATTGTAAGAGGTAACCCCCCTGAAATAATAGCACCGGGTGATCCAACTTACAATGGTGCTATGACACCAGGTCCTTTGCCTAACTTTGCATATCCTCCAAATTGGACATCCTTTCATCCTACAGGAGCGACCACTAGTGTGGTTGTTGGTTTTAGAAATAATTTAAATAATTTTGGACTTGATTCACTACAACAAACTACTCATACCCCTACCTATTTATATGGTACATCATTGCCTGATCTCCGAGATGGATGTATTGTGACCAGTAACCCAGGAGGTCTTAATGGATGTCAAGCATATGCCCCGCCTAACCCTCTTGCAGCAGCAGCAGGTCCTAATCCTGGCGGTGGTCTTGCTCTAGTAAGACCGTCTCGAATATTTCGCACAATGGCTTATTTTATGTATGGAAAGGGTATTAATAAATGGGTATCTTTACAAGCATGCGGTGATCCAGCCACAACTGCTCCTCATTCCCATCGTCCATGGCCTTTTCCACAACCAAATCCGCTTACTGCGCCCGGCGGATGTCTTCATCCCGCACCTTGTTACGGTGAGCCAACTGCTGCCGTTGGAACAGTAGCAAGAAACCAAGCAAGAGTAGAAAATAATACTTGGACAGTATTAAAAAATGCTGGACAAGCAAATAATAATAATGTTGAGGCTCTAGATATTTTAATCCAAGATATGACTGTAGGAAAAATGACATCGTGGATACGAATAAATAACCTAGGTCCTTTTACTGATTTCAATGAAAGTACAATTGTTCATTGTTTTTACGGATTAGGAAGAACAGGTACAGTTTTTTGGTTTGCTCTTTTTAGACATTGGTGTCGTAACGATTATACTCTTTTACAACAACAACATTGGGGTTTGGGTGATGCAGGGGGGGCAGGAGGATTGATAGGGTCAGGGAGTCGAAGGTTTTATAGGCGTTGGTTTGGTGGTGGTCAAGGGACAAATCGAGCGACGAGGGGGGAATTCTATTATTCCACATCACGACATTGTTCTCATAGAGGGAACGCCGTTCCTTCCCAACCGCATCTACCCGGTAGAGTTACTATATTTGCTAAGGAAGGTATTCGTGAAGAAGTAGCACAGATTGGACTTGCAGGTCGTGCGAACCGTTTCTGTGGCAATTTACATTTATCTAGATTAAATACTATTATTGTGATGACATGGTATTACATATATATGCAACCGGGAAGAATGGGTAGTTGCTCGGTGTCTAATCGTGCTGGAAATTGGGATAAAGTTGTTCTATATCGTGTAGCAACCAACCCAAATATCGGATATTGGGGTTCATTGCCAGAAAGATTTACTACAGATAATATATACAGTCAGCCTGTGGTTATTCATATGGGAGACTTTTTCAATGCTGCCACATGGACCGATGTGCGACAGGGTTTAGTTTCTCCCAATGGTATACCCCCACCTGTACGTACAAATACTTGGTCGTTAATGCAATTTGAGGCTGCTTTTGGTATTGATTTAAATTGAAATAAATTGAAATAAAATTAAATATAATTTAATTTTAATATAATAATTAATATATAAATGCCTACTATAAATAATACTAAAGAACATATTGATGATAAGTTACTTCGGTTGTTTAGAGAAAGTATAGATGAAAATAAAGATAAAATTTGTCCAAAAAATATAACATTATCGGATTTAAAAAAAGCAATGGGTGAAAGTAAAGACACTCAAGTTCATATAAAAGTTGGAAATAAACAATCCCTTTGGGAGGCTTATTATATGATAATGTTAAAGCATATTGATGTCAAACTTCCTAATATTAGTAATCAACCACCGCTAAAAAACATTAGAACTACCATTAATTTAAATTTACTAGGATCACCTACTTCAGAAGATAAATGGTTAAAAGCACCACTACCTGATCCCATCAAAAAAAAAAGCAAAAAAGAAATTATTAAATTTAATTTTGCACCATCATCATAATAATTATATTTAAAATATTAATGATTCCAAATTTGAATCATTTAAAATTCAGGAGAGTTTGTAAAAACTTCTGTCATTTTTTTTCCCATAGATGATGATCCAAACTGATTCATTATAAAATTACCTAAAAGAACACTAAGATAAACTAAAAGAGTATCGCGGGCGAGTATTTTTAAAGGCTTATTTTCTTTTAAAATAAGTC